TTACTTGTCAAAAATGGCTATTGCATCGTGTTTTTTCTGAGTATATAAATGGCTGTAAGTGCCCATCGTTTCAGTGATTTGAGCATGTCTCATGAGTGACTGTAAAACGAAAATATCTACACCATTATTTGCAAGATAAGATGCATAAGAATGTCTTAACGCGTGAATGTTATAATGAGGGAAAGCTTTTTGAAATTTCTTTTGAACATGACTGTAATGTTTGGGAGCCATTCCTCCGAAAATAAAATAACTACGTTCATCAAAATATTTGTTTAACTCTTTTTCACGTTGATGTCGTTCAGTTAACATTGTATTGATGAATTTAGGTAAAGGAACAATATCCTCTGAACTATCTGTTTTTGGTCTCGGATATATAGTTCTATTAGAGATGTCCATTGTTTTATTTATGGATATCTCTTTTTTGTATTTATTGTAGTCTGTCCAAACAAGCGCCATAGCTTCGCCAATCCTCAAACCTGTATAAAACATTAATGTAAATAACTCTCTGTAATCTTGCTCTTCAATGTCTTTGATTCTTTCTTCAAATTCTTCACGCATCATAAACTTAGGTTTTGGCTTTACACGCGGAATAGGTTTAATTGATATTGTTGGATCTGTACGTAATCCAAAGTATTTTTTAGCATAATTAATTACAACTTTAAAACCTGACCAAATTGTACGAGCAGAATTTGTTGATGCTACATTCTCTATTAGATATTTACGAAACTCTTGGCATTGATTTTGTGTTATCTTATTCATTTTTATATGCCCGAACTTAGCTTTAAAGTGTTTATGATATTCATTTTGTTTGCGTCGTTTTGTTTTAGGTCTCAAATCGCTATTTTCTAAATAGTGATGAAAAACATAATCAAATGTTTTTGAATCGCTATATCCTTCGTTTACATCATTCAAAAAAATAGCCTCTGCACTCTTAGCTTCACGCTTAGTTGAAAAACCGCGTTGCATCTTACGTTTGTTATTACCGTATACATCTTTATATCTAATGGAAAAATACCATTTACCTGTATTATCATCCTTATATACTGGCATTTTACTTCTCCCTCCTCAAAATTGGCAAAAAATAATAAGGGTAGGCGGGCTACCCGATAAAAATGTATAAAAAAAGACCAGATGAATTAACATCTGGCCAGCCGGATTGGTTACCGGAAATATGATTTTAAGCCGGATTGGTTACCGGAAATTTATATCTTGATTATAATAGATTAACGATAAAAAGTAAAGATAATTATGATAAAATGTTAGCTTTCATAAAATCTTCTATAATTTTTAAAGTTTCTTCATTGAAAGATATATGGCCAGTTGGATCGTAATCATTAAGTGTGCTTATTCTTTTTTTACTGATAGTGATAACTTGAGATGGAATTGCATAAGTTTGTTTGCCTACAAACCTTTCGTAACGCTCAATTATTTTTGCGAGTTGCATATAATTATTTTCAATCTCATCAAGTTCTTTTTCGATTGCTGAATTTAAGTTTTTTACTTTTGTGGATCTTGCGTGCATTTCTTTTATTCTATCCAAATCGAATCGTAAAGTTTTGTGGTCAGTTTTCATTTTTTCTAAAGCTTTTAGTATTAAATTCTCTTGTAATTTTAAAGAAAATTTGGTGTCTTTTGAAGTAAGTGGAACTATAGTAATTAGCTCATTGCGTTTGTTGTCATTTTTATTTAAAACGACGCAAAAATGATTCCCTGAGAATTCAGAACCAATGTTAACACCAAGTTTAGCGTATACAATAGTACCTCTTGGATACACTTTAAAGTTTTTTTGGTTAGTTAAGGTTGTTTCATTTTTAAAAATTATTGATTTTGTAAAAAGCCAGTCATCCAAATATTTAAATTTGAATTTTCCGCTATTGCAAACCTCTTCAAAGTTATTTACAGCTTTTAATATTTTATCTTTGCTACTTTTTTTGGTGGAATTTCTTTCCATCCCTCATCCTCCTCACGCCACACAGGCGCTGTCAATCACATTTTAGTTCTTTCGGTAATTTCAGACTCCATAACTCTTTGATGTGATTCTTTGGCTTCTCGAATCATATCTTTAAATTCTTGACTTTCGATAAACGCGTTAGCTTCTTCAATTTCCTCTTGTGTAAGTTTTTTTCTACCAGTGTTAATGTGTATATGCTCAATTTCTTCATATGATTCCATAATTTTTTATTTCTCCTTTACTTTTTATGTTAAAGCGCCGTATAGGAGCTTATTTCCTATATTCTTCTTCAACATACTTTTTTACTAAATATTCAAGAATAAGTTCTGTCATTAAATCGTTTTCTTCGTACTCTTTACGTAGTTCCTTTATTCTTTGGATTAATTTATCTTCTGGAGTTTTCAAATTAAACCCTCCTATAAAATAACTTTCCCAACCAACCTCACGCTTTCATTCCTATAAAAGTGAAGGTCGCGGTATTCTTTATTGAGTGAAACTAAAGTTAATCTATCATCTTCAACGAAGACTTTCTTAACGTACGCTTCTTCTTCAATGATGAATATACCAATCTGACCATTCTTTATATTGTGTGTTTTCTCTACAAATATAATTTCTCCATTTTTAAACATAGGTTCCATAGAGTCACCATTAACCTTTAATGCTAAATCATGCGGTGGCACAGGTCCCTTAACCATTTCAGTGAATAGCGTTTCATCGTGTAGACGTTCTCCCACGCCGGCAGAGACGCAACCATTGACATTAACCGGAGTTTTATCCTGTTTATATGAATTAATATCTACAACGTTATCTCCTTTAGAGTTTTGTTCATCTAACTGACTATTTGCGTAGTTTAGTACATTGCTTTGTCGCGGAGGTGTGAGTTGAGATGATATGTTATGAATTTCTTCAATAACTTTCGAATCATCCATTTCATGTATCAAATCTAAGGGTTTAACTCCAAAAACATTAGCTATTTCAGGTAGTTTGTCTAGTTTTGGACTTCTGATACCTTTCCTCCATCTTGTGACTGTTGTTCGGTTAACATCTACCAATTCTGCTAATTCACTATCACTCATATCTCTTTTGTTCATCAGACGTTCCAGATTCGAAGAAAATGAACTCATATTTTTATCTCCTTTAAATATATTATCTAACTAATGACTTCATTATATGCCTATAGTTCCAAAAATGCAATAAAAACACGAAAATATGTGCAGAGTAAAAAAAATATGTAAAAACCACTTGCAATTTTGGAACATCAGGTGTAGTATTGTTTTCAGGAGGTGTTCCAAAAATGCACAAAGACTTATATAGCTTTAGAAAAGCAGCGAAAAAGAACCAAGACTTTATGGGTGGTTTAATTGGTGTTTCGGGTCAACAATACGGAAAAAGAGAACGTGGAGAAATTCCCATTAATTTAGATGAAGCGATGATTTTTTCTAAAGCTCTCGAAAAACCAATACAAGAACTATTTCCAGAATATTTTTTTATTGAAAGAGTTCCAAAAATGCACGAAAGAAAAGTCACATCTTAATAGGAGGAATTAAAAATGAACTTAAAAATTCAAGTCGTATTGGATGACACAACAGAACTAAAAAATACTTTGGAGCAAATAGAAAATATCCACTCACAAAGTATTGAAAAATTAAATGTAGAAATCGTAATAAATTCTAATCATCCATGCGATCTAAATAATCTTTGATGTATTTAAGATTATTTACAATAACTTCTCCATTAATTATGGAGCTTGAACTAATAGGATTGCCATTTACACCTGACTTAGTGAGTTTAGCATTATGTTCTAACATAGCTATTACTAATTCAGATGCTAATTCTTTATTTGACTTTTCCATACTTATCACCTCCTTAGGTTGATAACAACATTATACACGAAAGGCGCATAAACAATATGCAAGAATTACAAACATTTTGTTTCCAATAAAAACACACACCTTGTCGTAGAAGGTATGTGTTACGGAAATTTTGTTCGGTTCTAATTACTATGACTAACAGCACAATTTTTGTTGGTATCGTCCCCAGCCCTGTATGGTGCTTAGGGTTTCCATCAAAGTCTAGCGTCCTAAAAGTTACTACCTTCTAGTACGCATACCTTGTTAACGTCTCAGTTGACTGTGGAACACAACAAACGATGTTCTAATTTAGACTTACTAACCTATAAAACCACAGGATGATTTAAAACCTCGCATAAGCAAGGAAATCACCTCCCAATGTAGTGGGGTTGGATTAATTATATAACGAAATATCGTTATGGACAATAAGGAGTGGTAAGATGCTGAACTTAAAAGAATTGAGAGAAGAAAAGGGGATAACACGCTATCAACTAGCGAAGCTAACAGAATTACAAAATTCGACAATTCGATCTATCGAAACAGAAGTTAAAAATCCCGGCTTCCTCACAGTAAAAAAAATATGCGATGCACTACAAGTTGATATCGCTAATGTAAAGGAGAAATAAAATGCAAGCATTACAAACAAAATCGAACATCGGCGAAATGTTCAACATACAAGAAAAAGAAAATGGAGAAATCGCAATAAGTGGTCGAGAACTTCATCAAGCATTAGAAGTTAAGACTGAATATAAGAAGTGGTTTAACAGAATGTCTGAGTATGGTTTTGAAGAAAATATCGATTTTACAAGGGTGACCCAAAAATGTCTTACCCAAGGTGGTTATCAAAATATGACTGACCACGCACTAACACTAGACACTGCAAAAGAAATCGCAATGATTCAACGTAGTGAACCTGGTAAACGTGCAAGACAATACTTCATCCAAGTTGAAAAAGCATGGAACAGCCCAGAAATGATTATGCAACGTGCTTTAAAAATTGCTAACAACACAATCAATCAATTAGAAACAAAGATTGAACGTGATAAACCAAAAATTGTATTTGCAGATGCAGTAGCTACTACTAAGACATCAATTTTAGTTGGAGAGTTAGCAAAGATCATTAAACAAAACGGTATAAACATCGGGCAACGCAGATTGTTTGAGTGGTTACGTCAAAACGGATTCCTTATTAAACGCAAGGGTGTGGATTATAACATGCCTACACAGTATTCAATGGAACGTGAGTTATTCGAAATTAAAGAAACATCAATCACACATTCGGACGGTCACACATCAATTAGTAAGACGCCAAAAGTAACAGGCAAAGGACAACAATACTTTGTTAATAAGTTTTTAGGAGAAAAACAAACATCTTAAAAGGAGGAATTATCAATGAACACACTATATAAAACAACCCTCCTCATCACAATGGCAGTTGTGACGTGGAAGGTTTGGAAGATTGAACGAAATACGAGAAAGCCTGTAATCAATCGAAATGATTTTAGTAAAGAGTCTACAGCAGAAACGATTGAGCGACACAGTGATCCTGATTCAGGAATAAAACTACTTAAGGCGTTTTCCGACTTTACTAAAGAGAACTTTTCCTAATTCTAAGAAGATGAAGTTTCGTTGGTACTCAAGTGACTCATGTAAAGCGGTAGAGTAAATCTTTTCACTGGAAACACCTTCATCAGCATTCTCTGTAAGTTTTTGAAGGTTCTTTTTGAAGTGTTCACTTTGACCACCGTATAGTTCATCAGCTTCATTAACAATTTTATAGTAAAGCTGTTCATATTCACTATATGACATATTATCCACCTCCTTTCACTAGGAGATAACTAAATTATACACAACACAAAAATAAAAAGGAGGAATAGATATGATGAAAAATAGTTTGCAAGCTAAAGAGCTTGCGGTAATTTTATCTGTTTCTAAATCCAAAGCAGGACAAATAATAAGAGAACTGAATAAAGAGCTTGAAGACGAAGGGTACATTGCGATACGAGGCAGAATACCAGTCCAATTAGCTAGGAAAAAATTCCCTTATCACGACTTATCAGACGAGAGAATAATGGAGGAGTTGAAAAAAGAAAATGAGTAACATTTATAAAAGCTATCTATTAGCAGTATTATGCTTCACAGTCTTAGCGATTGTGCTTATGCCATTGTTGTACTTCACTACAGCATGGTCAATTGCGGGATTCGCAAGTATCGCAACATTCATATTTTATAAAGAATACTTTTATGAAGAATAAAAAAACTGCTACTTGCGCCAACAAGTAACAGTATCAAGCACTTAAGAAAAATTTCAAGTTAAATATAAAATGAAAAACGGAGGAAGTCAAGATGTATTACGAAATAGGCGAAATCATACGCAAAAATATTCATGTTAACGGATTCGATTTTAAGCTATTCATTTTAAAAGGTCATATGGGCATATCAATACAAGTTAAAGATATGAACAACGTACCAATTAAACATGCTTATGTCGTAGATGAGAATGACTTAGATATGGCATCAGACTTATTCAACCAAGCAATAGATGAATGGATTGAAGAGAACACAGACGAACAGGACAGACTAATTAACTTAGTCATGAAATGGTAGGAGGCATGAAAAGTGAATGAATTACAAGAGAGAGAACTAGAAACATTTGAACAAGACGACCGATTCAAAGTAACAGACTTAGACAGTGCTAACTGGGTCTTTAAGAAACTAGATGCAATCACAACTAAAGAGAATGAAATCAACGAGTTAGCAAATAAAGAAATTGAACGCATAAACGAATGGAAAGATAAAGAAGTAGAAAAATTACAGAGTGGCAAAGAATATTTACAAAGCCTTGTAATTGAATATTTCAGAATACAAAAAGAACAAGATAGCAAATTCAAGTTGAATACACCTTACGGAAAAGTGACAGCCAGAAAAGGTTCAAAAGTCATTCAAGTTAGCAATGAGCAAGAAGTTATTAAACAACTTGAGCAACGAGGTTTTGACAACTATGTAAAGGTAACTAAAAAACTTAGCCAATCAGACATTAAGAAAGATTTCAATGTAACTGAAAACGGCACTTTAATTGACGCAAACGGCGAAGTTTTAGAGGGTGCTAGCATTGTTGAGAAACCAACGTCATACACGGTAAAGGTGGGAGAATAGATGGCCGAACAACTTAATTTGTACCAAAAAATAGCAGATGTTAAAGCGAATATTGCGGGCTTCACAAAAGATACTAAGGGATATAACTTTTCGTATGTTTCAGGATCTCAAATATTACACAGAATAAGAGAAAAGATGATTGAACATAATTTATTGTTAGTCCCTAATACGTCAAATGAAAATTGGACGACACATACTTTTAAAAACAAAAAAGGTCAAGAAGTGACAGAATTCATAGTTGAAATGGATTTGAATTATACATGGATTAATGCCGATAAACCAGAAGAACAGTATGAAGTTAGTTATCATGCTTACGGTCAACAAAATGATATTTCACAAGCACATGGCACAGCGTTAACTTATGCTGAACGCTATTTCTTAATGAAGTTCTTTAACATTCCAACTGATGAAGATGACGCAGACGCAAAACAAAAACAAGATAAATATTCAACAGTAAGTCAAGAATTTAAAGACATACTAACTAAAGAAGTTAATGATTTTATAGCCATAGCTAAAGAAAGTGGATTCGCGGAAAAATACCAGGAACAAATTAACAAATTAGAAAAAATGAACGTCGAAGCACTGAATAAAAACCAAATCAATGTAACCAGACAACAGATAAAAAAATGGCTTGGAGGAATTGAACAATGAATACATTAAATTTAATTGGGAACCTAGTGGCAGATCCAGAGTTAAAAGGTCAAAACAACAACGTAGTTAACTTTGTAATCGCAGTACAGAGACCATTCAAAAACAAACAAACTAACGAATATGAAACAGACTTCATTCGTTGTGTTGCATTTGGTAAGACTGCTGAAATCATCGCTAATAACTTTAATAAAGGTAATAAAATTGGCGTTACTGGTTCAATACAAACCGGTAGTTATGAAAATAATCAAGGACAGAAAGTGTTTACTACAGACATCGCAGTCAACAATATAACTTTCGTTGAACGTAAAAACAACGGTCAATCTAACAACCAACAACAGCATAATTCATATAACGCACCACAGAATAGACAGCAATCAAATAATCCATTTGCTAATGCTAATGGTCCTATAGAAATCTCTGACGATGATTTACCTTTCTAGGACGTGATTAAACGGCTCAAATCAAAAACTATATCACTCAAGATGACGGCACAACAACAGTCGTTATCGAGGGTGCCGAGCTAGGAGACAAAGAAACATTATTACTTGATAACGGCTACGAAGTCGAATGTGATTTGCGAATCGAAGACCCATTCAAAATAACAGACAAGCAACGAAGAAAAATATTTGCGCTCTGTAACGACATAGAGAGCCACACAGGCCAACCACGTGACTATATGAGGTATTTGTTCCAAGAATATGTAACGGTTCTGTATGACTATGACAAGAGTATTTCGTTAAGTGACTGTACACGGATGCAAGCGAATCAAATTATCGAGGTAACACTCGATTGGATATTTCACAACGACATACCGCTTAGTTATAAAACAAGCGACTTGCTGAAACAAGATAAATCATTCTTATACTGGTCAACTGTTAACCGCAACTGTGTAATATGCGGAAAGCCTCACGCTGATCTAGCGCATTACGAAGCAGTAGGTAGAGGCATGAACAGAAACAAGATGAATCACTACGACAAACATGTATTAGCGTTATGTCGCGAACATCATAACCAGCAACATGCGATTGGCGTTAAGTCGTTTAATGATAAATACCACTTGCATGACTCGTGGATAAAAGTTGATGAGAGGCTCAATAAAATGCTGAAAGGAGAGAAAAAGGAATGAATAGACTAAGAATAATAAAAATAGCACTCCTAATCGTCATCTTGGCGGAAGAGATTAGAAGCGCTAAAAAAATTAAAAAATTTACCCCTGAGGATTCTAAAGGTTTTCCTGATATAACAAAAGATTCAATAAAAGAACCTAAATAAAAATATTATGGTTGATAAAATCCCATTGTTCTTTTGTTAACCACCCTTGTTTGTTATTGACTATTTCTGTAACAAACAGCTTATCTCCAGAATCGAGATAAGGTTTCAACTTTTCTATCATTTCTGAAGTTGATAAAGAAGAACGGAATAAAAATGAAGATTTCCAATAATTGCAATGACCATTAGAAATTTCCTTTTTTATAACATTTCTCAATTCCTCATATTTTTGTCCGGGTGAGTTTAAATCATATGTTAACATATAAGGTTTTTCCATATTTTATTCACCCCCAATCTAACGCAGTAGCGATAACAAAATTATACCAGAAAGGAGATAACGAAATGGCAACATTTAGAGTTTACAAAGAATCAGGTAACTTTGTCACAGTACACAAAGATTTTATACATGATTCTAATATAAGTTGGAAGGCTAAAGGTATTCTACTTTATTTGTTAAGTCGACCTGATAACTGGCAAATTTACGAAACAGAACTAGAGCAACATTCAACTGATGGACTTAGCGGTTTAAAGAGTGGAATCAAGGAACTGGAAGAAATTGGATACATTCAACGTAGTAGAAAACGTGATAAAAGTGGTAGGTTAAATGGTTATGAGTACTTAGTATATGAGCAACCGCACCACATTCGATTTTCCAACGTTGGAAAAACCGTTAACGGTAAAACCAACAATGGAAAAACCGTTAATGGTAAATCGCATACTACTAATAATAATAGTACTAATAATGATTTAACTAATAATAACAATACTAATAATGAAGGAAGTATATTGTCGGGCAACCCGACGGTGTCTTCCATTCCCTATAAAGAAATTATCGAATACTTAAATAAAAAAGCAGGAAAGCATTTTAAACATAATACAGCTAAAACAAAAGATTTTATTAAAGCAAGATGGAATCAAGATTTTAGGTTGGAGGATTTTAAAAAGGTGATTGATATCAAAACAGCTGAATGGTTAAACACGGATAGCGATAAATACCTTAGACCAGAAACACTTTTTGGCAGTAAATTTGAGGGGTACCTCAATCAAAAAATACAACCAACTGGCACGGATCAATTGGAACGCATGAAGTACGACGAAAGTTATTGGGATTAGGGGGATATTATGAAACCACTATTCAGCGAAAAGATAAACGAAAGCTTGAAAAAATATCAACCTACTCATGTCGAAAAAGGATTGAAATGTGAGAGATGTGGAAGTGAATACGACTTATATAAGTTTGCTCCTACTAAAAAACACCCGAATGGTTACGAGTATAAAGACGGTTGCAAATGTGAAATCTATGAGGAATATAAGCGAAACAAGCAACGGAAGATAAACAACATATTCAATCAATCAAACGTTAATCCGTCTTTAAGAGATGCAACAGTCAAAAACTACAAGCCACAAAATGAAAAACAAGTACACGCTAAACAAACAGCAATAGAGTACGTTCAAGGCTTCTCTACAAAAGAGCCAAAATCATTAATATTGCAAGGTTCATACGGAACTGGTAAAAGCCACCTAGCATACGCTATCGCAAAAGCAGTTAAAGCTAAAGGGCATACGGTTGCTTTTATGCACATACCAATGTTGATGGATCGTATCAAAGCGACATACAACAAAAATGCAGTAGAGACTACAGACGAGCTAGTCAGATTGCTAAGTGATATTGATTTACTTGTACTAGATGATATGGGTGTAGAAAACACAGAACACACTTTAAATAAACTTTTCAGCATTGTTGATAACAGAGTAGGTAAAAACAATATCTTTACAACAAACTTTAGTGATAAAGAACTAAATCAAAATATGAACTGGCAACGTATCAATTCAAGAATGAAACACAATGCAAGAAAAGTAAGAGTAATCGGAGACGATTTCAGGGAGCGAGATGCATGGTAACCAAAGAATTTTTAAAAACTAAACTTGAGTGTTCAGATATGTACGCTCAGAAACTCATAGACGAGGCACAGGGCGATGAAAATAAGTTATATGACCTATTTATCCGAAAACTTGCAGAACGTCATACACGCCCCGCTATCGTCGAATATTAAGGAGTGTTAAAAAATGCCGAAAGAAAAATATTACTTATACCGAGAAGATGGCACAGAAGATATTAAGGTCATCAAGTATAAAGACAACGTAAATGAAGTTTATTCGCTCTCAGGAGCCCATTTTAGCGACGAAAAGAAAATTATGACTGATAGTGACCTAAAACGATTCAAAGGCGCTCACGGACTTCTATATGAGCAAGAGCTAGGTTTACAAGCAACGATATTTGATATTTAGAGGTGGACGATGAGTAAATACAACGCTAAGAAAGTTGAGTACAAAGGAATTGTATTTGATAGCAAAGTAGAGTGCGAATATTACCAATATTTAGAAAGTAATATGAATGGCACTAACTATGATCGTATCGAACTACAACCTAAATTCGAACTACAACCTAAATTTGGGAAGCAAAGACCGATTACGTATATAGCCGATTTCTCTTTGTGGAAGGAAGGGAAACTGGTTGAAGTTATAGACGTTAAAGGTAAGGCGACTGAAGTTGCCAACATCAAAGCGAAGATATTCAGATATCAGTATAGAGATGTGAATTTAACGTGGATATGTAAAGCGCCTAAATACACAGGTCAAGAATGGATGGTATATGAGGACTTAGTGAAAGTCAGACGTAAAAGAAAAAGAGAAATGAAGTGATTTAATGCAACAACAAGCATATATAAACGCAACGATTGATATAAGAATACCTACAGAAGTTGATTATCAGCATTTTGATGATGTGGATGATGAAAAAGATATGCTAGCAAAGCGCTTAGATGACAATCCGGATGAATTACTAAAGTATGACAACATAACAATAAGACATGCATATATAGAGGTGGAATAAATGAGTATCGTAAAGATTAACGGTAAACCATATAAATTTACCGAACATGAAAATGAATTGATAAAAAAGAACGGTTTAACTCCTGGAATGGTTGCAAAAAGAGTACGTGGTGGCTGGGCGTTGTTAGAAGCCTTACATGCACCTTATGGTATGCGCTTAGCTGAGTATAAAGAAATCGTGTTAGCCAGAATTATGCAACGAGAGGCTAGAGAACGTGAAATAGCTAGGCAACGACGTAAAGAGGCTGAGCTACGTAAGAAGAAGCCACATTTGTTTAATGTACCACAGAAACATCCAAGAGGACGTTATGCGTGCTACCTGATGGAAAACGACATATTCGTGAAAGTTAAGAAGTAGATCATGACAGATAGCGCACGTAAAGAATACTTAAACCGATTTTTCGGCTCTAAGAGATATCTGTATCAGGATAACGAGCGAGTGGCACATATCCATGTAGTAAACGGCACTTATTACTTTCACGGGCATATCGTACCAGGTTGGCAAGGCGTGAAAAAGACATTTGATACAGCGGAAGAGCTTGAAACATATATAAAGCAACATGGTTTGGAATACGAGGAGCAGAAGCAACTAACTTTATTTTAGAGGAGATGGAAATGATGAATAATCGCGAACAAATTGAACAATCCGTTATCAGTGCTAGTGCGTATAACGGCAATGACACAGAGGGATTACTAAAAGAGATTGAGGACGTGTATAAGAAAGCACAAGCGTTTGATGAAATACTTGAGGGTTTACCTAATGCTATGCAAGATGCACTCAAAGAAGATATTGAACTTGATGAAGCAGTAGGGATTATGACGGGTCAAGTTGTCTATAAATATGAGGAGGAGCAGGAAAATGAGTATTAGTGTAGGAGATAAAGTATATAACCATGAAACAAACGAAAGTCTAGAGATTGTGCAATTGGTCGGAGATATTAGAGATACACATTATAAACTGTCTGATGATTCAATTATTAGCGTTATAGATTTTATTACTAAACCAATTTATCTAATTAAGGGGGACGAGTAAATGCTTGAAATCATCGACCAACGTGATGCATTGCTAGAAGAAAAGCATTTAAACGACGACTGGTGGTACGAGTTAGATTATTGGTTGAATAAACGCAAGTCAGAAAATGAACAGATTGATATTGATAGAGTGCTTAAATTTATTGAGGAATTAAAACGATAGGAGATAACGAATAAATGAATAATTTAACAGTAGATCAATTAAAAGAACTTTTACAAATACAAAAAGAGTTCGACGATAGAATACCGACGCTGAACTTAAGAGATAGCAAGATTGCATATGTAGTTGAATTCTTTGAATGGTTTAATACATTGGAAACGTTTAAGAACTGGAAGAAGAAACCAGGTAAGCCGTTAGACGTACAGTTAGATGAATTGGCGGATATGTTGGCGTTTGGATTGAGTATTGCGAATCAACAATCAGACGATATGGAAGAAATTTTGGATTATGTAGAAGATGGCATTTTTACCGATTGTATAGATAGTGTTGAAATTGATTTTAATGACAGTGATATAGTTGATGAATTTATGTCAGATATAGACGAATTATACAACGGTTGGTTTAGTATTAATTTATTCTTACCATTCGCTATTGCAATCCAATACTACACTATCGACAAACTCATCTCAGCTTATAAAAAGAAAATGGAGCGAAATCATGCAAGACAAGATGGAACAGCAGACACAGAAAAAGGTTACGTGTAA